GGGCAATAATTTATTTGAAAAAACTGACTTGGCTTATATCCATCATTGTCTTGTCCTTCTATTTCAACATATACCATATATCCCCAAGACTTTTTTTGATTAATAATTTCCATATGCGTTTCTTCTTCATTGTCTATATCTAATATTCTCTTATTATTTATTATCTTTTTGCAGTATTCACACATATCTATTCTCCTCCTAATAACTCTGGATTATCGTATATATTTCCAATTACTTCAAATCTTTTGTTTATTTCATAAGAAGCAATATGATGTCCATTTTCTGGATGTGTAAGTGCACTATTCCAATATGCCACAAATTTGCCATTTATAAATTTAATTATTGCTTTTGCTTTTCCATATTTTGTTTGACAATATACTATATCTCCCTCATATATTTCTTTTCCGTTTTTATCGTGTAATCCTGTGTATTACATTAAAATCATCTCTTCTGTATCAAAATAGTCACTATATTGGTCTGGTCTAATAGCTATTCTTCCACCATAAAATGTTGGTTCAAAATCCAATTCTTGTACTTCTAACATTTCTTTATTTCCTACGTCCCATATTCTAAATTTTATCTCTCTATTCATCTTCTCCTCCTACTTTATAGCAATTAGCCTCAAACTGTTCTTTTGTTAGTATTGTTTGTATATCTTCTTCCCATAAAGTATGTACATCTATATCAACGCATTTTTCACTTGAGCAAGATCCTTCATTTATTACATTTTCTACTCTGTATTCGTTTACAAAATCTCCAACTTCTATTAGGTCTATTAGTTGTTTGCTATGTTTTACTATATTATTTATTTGGAAGCACACTGGAAGATTATATTTATTATTCATATTCACATATACTGATTCATTTACTAACCTTGTTGCTTTTCCTATTCCAATACAATTTCTGTTATCATTATTAATTCTCACATATTCTCCTACTTCAATTTTATTGTTCATGCGAATTATCTCCTTTTCTCTCCTCTATTGTATAATTATTTAATATTGTTTCTAGTTTATTATTTTCTTGCGTTAACTTATCTATTACTTCTCTTGAATTATCTAATTCTATATATTGATTATTTATTAATTCTTTATCTTTGTCGTATGCTATCATCATTCCTAGTATTGTTCCTAATATTATTCCTACTACATATACAATACTTATAAATATTATTATTCTTTTATCCTCTTTCATTTGTTCCGTTCCTTTCATTTTATTATTCTTAATTCCAAATCTGGATAAACCTTTTCAAATATTTTATGTTTTAATTTGAATACATCTGTCTGCATTCCTTTTACATCTTCTACTATTGTTTTGCCATTTTCTATGTACTTAAAATCTGCAACATATTCTATTTTTCTAAACGTTCTTCCGTTTTTCTTAAAACTATCTTGTAGCAAAAATCTTGGTTGTAATTCTAAGTTACTTATTTCTCCTGCTTTTAGTAATAGTTTTAGTTCTTTATATCTTCTACTTTCTTGAATACTGTCAAAGATATAATCATCTACTATTACTTTTTTGTTTCTGTATTTGTTCATTCTTCTTTCGCTCCATTTCTATAAAATTCTCACATCTGTAAACTCCGATTAAATGTTTCTAAAATCAATCTGTTACATCCCGCACATCTCTTACAGAGTTTATCTTGATCTAGTTGTTTCATTTCACACCTCGATATTATTTCTGTTAAAATCTACTGATATTTTTTCCATAAACTCGTCCCAGTTTTTTGAAGCTTTTATGTAGTTCTTTACTCTTGTTAATGTTTTTCTTTCACTATCATCTGCACCTACTGTGTATGAGAATCCAACCATAAGCACTATTAATATAATCTTAACTAACATTCTTTTACCCTCTCTCTTCCTAGTTCTGTTATTTGATACACTACTTCTTTACAGTGTGTTTCTGCATCTAATTCTTTACCAACTATGCAAACTTGTCTTTTCTCTAATAATGCTGTCAGTCTTGGTCTTGCATGGTTGTAATCTATCTCTTTTGTATACCCTCTGTATGCCATATATCTTGCTATTTGTTTTGCAGTTAGCTCTTTGTATTCACTTAATATTCGCAATACTTGTATTTCTCTTTTTGATTTATTTACTTTTTCGTTTGCTTCTCTTCTTGTTTCTTCACTCATTTCATTCATTAGTTTCACTCTCCTATCTGTTTTATACTCATTTTTTCGGCAAGTTGTTTAGTAAATTCTTGCATTTGAGGTGGCAACATTTTTCTTTCCTGCTCTCTTTGAACTAGAACATCATATTGTTTTAAGAACTGTCCTTTAGTAACTGTATTAACTGTATCTATATCTGTTCTTGCTAATTCTGCCACTTGTCTTACATCTCCAAAGAATTTCTTCACTTCTGGACTTGCTGTTTCAAATTGCTCTTGTGTCATATATAATCCTCCGCATATCATTCTATATGCTTCGTTCCATGCTTCTATTGCAGTTCTTGTTTGTGTTGGGTTCATCATTTCTACTGCATTTTTTCTGATTTCATGAATTGTTGGAGGATATGGGCTTTCAATTATTGTTTTCTTCACTGCTTGTAAAACAAGTCTATAATCTAAATCTCCTAAGCATTCTTGCCATGTGTTTATCATCAATTGTTTTTGTGTAGAATCTTTCTTAGATATACTGTCATAATTACCAGCTAAAAGTGTTATTACCTGTACCGTTTCCTGTTTGTTCATCTTCTAATTTTGCCTCCTCCCATAATTGTTTGAAGTCACTCATTCCATTTGATTTTGTTGTTGTTTTTTGTTTCACTTTATCTACAACCCAACTTAAAATCGCTCTGTAATCACTTTTATATTTCTTGCCTGATGATCCTTTGTAGTTGTCTAGTGAAGTTATACATTGGTCTGCGAAATCTTTTCCATAAGTGCTAACTAATTTTTCATATTCAGCATTGGTCATAGATACAAATTCAGCAAAGTGTACTTTTTCTTCTTCCTTTTTCCCCTGAGAACCCTTTTTTCTATTATTTTTATTTAAAGTTATATTTATATTTTCATTTACATTTTCATTTTCCATATGTTCTTCATATGAATTACATATGTTTTTCATATCTTCCTCATATGTTTGTTTTTCTTCTTTCTTTTTTCTGTTATTTCTTCTACTTTCAGAATACGCTTTTCTTTTATTAGATTCATATTCTAGTCTTTCATTATAGTAATTGCCTTCTTCATCTTTTTTAAATTTGGAGAAAATATCTTCATTATATGTTTTACATATGTTCAACATATCTTTTTCTTTTAGATGTCCTTTTTGATGTTGTAAACATAGTAACTTTATATATTGACCTATTTCTTCATCTGTCATTAACATTGTTCCAGATAAGAAATCACTACTATAAAATAAAAATGCCGGGTCTTTCATTGTTTTCTCCTTTCGTATAATATTAGGGTAGATGTTGTGTCTACCCTAGTTGTCTAAATAATTCCTGCCATATCTGGCTATAAATTCTTCTTTTGATTTCTTGTAATAGCTTGTCCATGCTTTTTCTGCTAATCTCTTTAATTGTCTGTTTAATTTGTTTCCGTTCTTACCATGCACTCCATTCGTTCCACGATGGCTTTCTCTTGTTAAAAATACTATCAAGCCATCAGTTATACTCTTTTGTCTGTAAGCCTTTGAAAAGTAAACCTCGTGTCTCTCACAATATATCTCTGTTCTTACTGTGCTGTATAATTTGCTTTTTGGCATTATGCAAAAATCTGCTTTTTGTTTATTTTTTACTTTACTTTTATTAGAATTGCTTTTCGGTACTGGATGAAAACTTTGACTTAAATTTTTTACTATCATTTTTTGCTCCAGCTTTCTAACAAGCTATCTATTTCTGATTGTGATTTTGTTTCTATATTTATGCTCTTAGCTAATTCAACCAATAAATTTATTAATAAGCTCATTTCTTTACTGTTATAAGTTGAACTTCCATAATAGCAATGTACTTTTACACATTTATCTTTTCTGCTTACTTCTTGAACTAGAAATCCAAGACCTTGTTTTTGCCATATTCTCTTAAAGTTTTCAAATGCTTTTTCTTCGATTATCATTGGCTCAAACGTTCCAATTTGTAATATTCCATCTTGATATATCTTTTCTTTTGTTATAATTGTTCCATCTTTGCTTAATTCTTTTGCTATCTTGTCACATAGTACCCAGCAATAAGCATTACTATCTAGACTTCGGTTTTGTCTATATTCTTTTAATTCAAATTGCTTGTCCTTCGCTTGTTCTAGTAAATAAGTTATTATTTTATTACTTGTTCCTATCATATTTTTTACCTCTCTACGTGTTGATGCATAAAAACATATTCTGAATTTTCATCCATATTATTCAATAAAAATTCACTTGCTTGTTGTTTACTTAAATGACTATCTTTTGCTCTAAACTCATATACATATTTGCAGTCTTGTTGTTTTTCTTTTATTCTTTCTTCTATTTCATCTTCGTCGTAATTTCCTTCAACAAGATATAAATCATAATTTTTAGCACTTATTCCTTCAACTGTTTTCGTGTCTGTCATATAGATTACTTTATAATCATCAAATAGCACTCTATAACCGCATTGTGGTACATCGTGGTATAGTTTTATTGGTACGACTTTAAATAGCTTATAATCGTATTTTATGCCAATTTTAAGTACATCTATATTCTTTCTTTCAACTCCACATTCAAGTAGTGGTTTCAGCAACCATTCACAACAAGCAAATCTCAATGTTGGTCTTTCTTCAGCTAATCTTTTTATTGTTTCTTTCTTAAAGTGATCTGAATGTATATGTGTAAGAAATACAATTTTTAGTTTTTTATAATATTTTTCTAATCTTTTAAAAGTAACTCCACAATCTATTAAAATTATGTCTTTTATTATTGTTGCATTTCCTGTGCTACAACTTGATATAATTTTATAGTTCATTCATTGATACCTCTTTTGTGTTTTCTGTCTGTTCTTCTATTTCTGCTTGTATTTCAATAGGTTCTTGTTGAGGAATTTCTTGTTGCATTTCTTCTGCTTCATACATTCCTGCCAAATCTTCAACGAATGTTTCTCTCAATGCTCTTACTTTTGCAACTTTCTCAACCATTGTTGCACCTTTATTGTTCCAGTTAGAATTTAATTGACCTTGTCCTGTTTTTTGTGCTACTTCGCTAAAACTTACACTTGAATATATAGGGTGTGTCCAGTCTTTTCTAAATACTCTAGCCCAACCACCTACAAGTTGTTCACTACCTAATCTAAATGTACCTTGTCTTTCTTCTACTGTTCCATCATCTTTTTGAACTATGATTCCACTTTCCATTCCGTCATAATTTGGATTAAGTACTGCTCTTTTTAATATTGCGTCTTTTCCTACAACTAATTGTGCTGGTACTCCTGCTTTATATTTAATTAAATATGCTTCCCTTAAAAATGGATTTAATTTTCTAACTTTACAAAGTTCTGTAAATAATTTAAATTCTTGATTTGTTATTTTTGCATCTGTTCCTACTATATACTCTTGCACTATACTTGGTGTTAATTTTATTTCATTTCCGTCAATATCAAATTTGACCATTAATTCATTATTTTTTTGTACTTCATTACTCATAATCGTAACCTCCACTTTCTAAAAATTGTTTTAATTCTTTTAATTTTGTTCTTGTTCCTCTTACTGTAAATTTTAAAGTTAAAATTTGTTCTATTTTTTCTTCTACGGATGGTGAATTTAATATTATTTGTTCACTATACTTGTCTGACTCTTTTGCAGTATCCACAACAAATTTTTGAAGTTCTTTTTCTTGTTCTATTTTTTTCTTTTCTTCTTCAATAGCCTTAAATCTATTTGTCACACTTGTTATTGCTTGTGATACATTTAATGTTTGTTTATATTCAACTAATATTTCTGTTTTATGCTCTTGTGTTTCAATTAATTTTAAATCATCCACTATTTTGTCAATAAATTGTTTTGCTTGTTCTTTTAAACTTTTCATACTTGCTGATAATGTTACATTTATTCTTGCTTGTCCATATGTAATAAAATCAATGTTATTTGCTGTTCTATATTCTTCAAAATATTCTTTTATCTCTTGTTCCTTTTTTGCTTTTAATTCATTTTCCGTCAAACTTATTTTTGTTTTTAAATCATTATCTGCGCTTTTATATTTATCTGATATATATGTTTTATATATTTCTTCAAATTGCATATATGGTGCTAGTATTTGCTCTTTTACCATTTTTCTTTGCTGTTCCACTTCTTTAAACTCTTTATTTAAATCTGCCCTTACTTGTTTTATTGTTTTTACATTTTCTTCTGTACAAACTAAACTCTTTGCATTTTCTACTTTTTTATCTATATCTATTGATAATTCTTTTAAATGTTCTTCTATTTGAGGTAATTGCTTTATTACTATTAAATCTTGCATTATTCTTCACTCATCCTTTCAAAAATTTCGTCTTCATATCTTCTGTCGTCTTCTTCATTAAGATATTCTAAATACTCTTCATAATTATTATGTTCTTGCATGTAGTCGTCTACGACCATTCTATTTTCTAGCATTTTATTCTCTCCTTTGACATATCTGCTCCTTCGTGATAAAATAGGAACAGATATGAGTTTATATAAGTTTATGTCTTGAACTAGTTTATTGATTGGTAGTCGTTTACTAGTTCTTTTATTTTGCTTAAAATTACTTTTTCGTTGTTATATGCATTTGCTGTTGCAACTCTTGTTATTCTGTCTATCAATTCTTTTTGCTCTTCGTTTTCAAATCTTAAGTCTTTATTTTCTTCGTTTACTGCTAGATTTTCTTCTGTTAATTCTGCATTTTTATTTTGCAAATTCGCTATTAATATGTTTCTGTTTTCTATTTTGCTTTCTGCTTCTTTTAATGCATTTCTGCTTGCATTTACTAAACTTTGTAGTTCTTTTGTCTTTCTAAACATTCTTATCTACTCCTTTCTTGTAAAATTTACATATGTTTTTGCTTTACTTAAAGTATAAATTGACTATTAATGCTGCAATTGCTAACGCTAAACTTATTAATGAAAGATAAAATCTTCTTTTTTCTTCTTTCTCTTCCTGTTTTTCTTTTTCTAAATCCTTCATACTTTCCTCCTAATAAATAGTGTTTTGTAAAAATCCATATACTAACATTGCTGACATTCCCATATTTGCTAAAACTACTACTGTTGCTTTTCCTATAAATGCATATAGCTTATTTGGATCTAATCTAAAATTCTTCCAACTTCTTTTCATTTGTTT